TGTTCTTATATACACAGCGTACTATAGTAGTTACACTACAAGGTTCAAGTCCAAGGAGATTTATGCCAGTTTATTCAAAACCATTACAAGTCAGCAAGGGTGTAGATAATCAACTACAATTTCAATTTTTGAATCAAGATCAAAAACCTGTAGATGTCACTAACCTTGAAATCACATTCAGAGCAATAGATAATACTGGAAGTGTTATATTGTGGCAACAAAGTCTTACCCCTGTATTTCCAGCAAATGGCATAATGCAACTTAATATCTCAGCTAGCACACTAGTGCCAATCACTGCACAACAAGGGTATTATACACTAAGTATTCCGTCAAGTGATGGGTCATTAAACTTACCAGTTTATATTGATGGATCAGCAGCTAGTCGTGGCGATTTATATATTGTAAATGCTGTATTGCCTAGTGTACAACCCTCACTAAGTGTAACCATCCCAACATCACAAGGGTTCCCGAATATACGTGACTATGTTACAGACATTTATACAGATTTGGCTGAAATTACAACTTTCTATAGCAGTGTAATTGAAACAGACGGCAACCAATATTTGACACTTCAAACACAGTATTATGAATATGATGGGTATGTAACTATTGAAGCAAGTTGTACAGGCAACGACAGTTGGGCGCCAGTATTCAATGTCGCATATAGCAATATTACCGATACAATTGGATATGTATTAGAAGGTTATTATCCATATGTGCGTATGGCGTTTACAGCAAATGGTGCCAACGTAGCAAATGGTACAAATATTGTAAGCAATATCTACGCCAGATAACTTTACTTATATAATTCAATAAGTTATAATATCTAGATGTTTGAGATATTAAGTCTTATTCCTGGCAAAAAGAAAAACACAAGCAAGGGCTGGCATAGCTTTAATGCCCCATGCTGTCAGTATCGTGGGCACAAACCCGATAGACGTAGCAGAGGCGGAATAATTTTTGATGGGCAAAATCATTGGTCTTATCATTGTTTTAATTGTGACTTTAAATGTTCTTTTACATTGGGTAAGGCACTAACTAAAAATACAAAACTATTATTAAGATATCTTGGCATTGATAGTGATCAAATAAGTCGTTGGAACTTTGAAAGTTTACAACATAAAGACTTATTAGACTTTACTAGTAAAAAAGAAAAACGTACAAAAATTAAGTTTGATACTGTTGAAATTCCAGAGAGTGAAATACTAGATAAAAATAATAGTAAACACAAAGTATACGTTGATTATCTTCAAAAAAGAGGCATAACTATTGACGAATATCCTTTTTTAATTACGCCAACTGCTATGGCACGTAATAAAAATAGGATCATTATACCCTTTACTTATAAAAATAAAATTGTTGGATATACCAGTAGATTTTTAGATAGTAATACTCCCAAATACATCAATCATCATCAAACAGGATTTGTATTTGGTATGGATTTTCAACAACCACATTATAGATTTTGTATAGTTGTTGAAGGAGTGTTTGACGCAATTAGTATAAATGGCTGTGCGGTATTACATGATACCATAAGCAATGAGCAGGCAGAGTTACTTGGTACACTAAACAGACCAGTGATTGTTGTGCCAGATCAAGATAAAACAGGTTTAGCACTATGTGAAAGAGCATTGAGTTTAGGATATAATGTAAGTTTGCCAAACTGGGGTATTGGTATTAAAGATGTCAATGATGCTGTAATAAAATATGGCAAACTAGCAACATTGTTAAGTATATTAGAAAGTCAAACTACAAGCAGAATTAAGATACAAATGAGGAGAAAAGAAATTGCTAAACGATTATAATGTTGAAGTACAAACATTATTTTTGCGTATGATGGTAACTAATGCGGAGTTGTATACCCGCGTTATGAATATTATGAATCCAAAGAACTTTGAAAGAACACTAAGACCAGTGGCAGAGTTTATTGTTGACCATACAAAAAATTATAATGTAATGCCTGAACTTAATCAAATTAAAGCAACTACTGGCATTACTCTTGAACTTATAGAAGAACTTGATGAAGGACATTGTAATTGGTTTTTAGAAGAATTTGAGTCGTTTACTAAAAGACAAGAATTAGAAAGAGCAATATTAAAATCGGCAGACTTGTTAGAAAAAGGCGAATATGATCCAGTAGAGAAGTTAATCAAAGACGCTGTACAAATTAGTTTACAGCGTGACATGGGTACTGATTACTTTGCTGATCCTCGTGCTAGATTATTGGCATTAAAAAGTAGTAATGGGCAACTTAGTACAGGTTGGCCTAGTATGGATAAAAAACTATATGGCGGTTTCAATCGTGGCGAACTACAAATCTTTGCTGGTGGCAGTGGAAGTGGTAAAAGTTTGTTCTTACAAAATCTAGCTGTTAACTGGGTTCAGCAAGGTCTTAACGGCGCATACATCACACTTGAATTAAGTGAGGGGTTAACAAGTATGCGTATTGATAGTATGATGACACAAACAAGTAGTCGTGATATCTTTCGTGAAATTGATAATGTTGAAATGAAAGTTAAAATGGCAAGTAAAAAAGCTGGTAAGTTTCGTATCAAATACATGCCAGCACAAAGTACAGTTAACGATATAAGATCATACTGTAAAGAATTACAAATACAAACTGGAACAAAAGTTGACTTTTTATGTGTTGACTATCTTGACTTGATTATGCCAGTCAGCGTAAAAGTAAGCCCCAGCGATTTGTTTGTCAAAGACAAATATGTTAGTGAAGAATTGCGTAATTTGTCTAAAGAACTAAATGTATTATTTGTAACAGCAAGTCAGTTAAATCGTGCTGCGGTAGAAGAAATCGAGTTTGATCATAGTCATATTAGTGGTGGTATCAGTAAGATCAATACTGCTGATAACGTGTTTGGTATTTTTACTAGTCGCAGTATGAAGGAAAGTGGAAAATATCAGTTACAATTAATGAAAACTCGTAGTAGTTCGGGTGTGGGTCAGAAGATTGAACTTGCGTTTGACGTAGAAACATTACGTATTACCGACCCTAACGAAGACAGTGACAATAGCACCGTGCCGCAATCTACTCCTAACGAAATACTTGGAAACATTAAAACAACTAGTATAATTACAAAAAATAACGAAGTTAGCCCTGTTACTAGTCAATTTTCTGGGGCTAGAAAAGATATCCTATCATTGACTAGACAATGCCAAACTGAAAACCTTCAAAATCGATAAATACAGAATAGGATATCCTTATGCAAAAGAAAACAAGAAGTCTTTTAGAAGAATTAGAATTAGTTGGTAATAATCGTGATATTAATTATATTATAGAAAGTCGCGCCAACAATGTTATTGCTAGCGCAATCAACTTGCTTGAGTTAATTAATAAGCACTACAGTAACGAAAAAGCTGAAATTTTAGAAAAAAAATTACTTAATGCTATTAAAAATAAGGATAACGCCAAGTTTAACAGATCATTAAGGAAACAAGATGAAAATAAATGATATTGTTAACGAGGGCGCATTAGACAACATTAAAAAGTTTTACAATGTGTATAAACAGCAACCTGCTAACCGCGCACAACGCATTGAATTAAATAGACAAAACCAGGGATTGCCAAATACCTTTAAGGATATGTTCAAAGGTGCCACTCAGCCATTTCAAATAAATCAAAATTGGTATAACAGAACATATGCCGAAAATTACAAAGAAATAATGGATGAATTTAATCGTGATAAGGCAAATGGTAAACTGCCAACAAATGAAGATGAATGGAATAGATGGTTAAATGAAGTAGTATTTCCTAGTGAGCAAGAAGATTCTAATTGGAGTAATTACGAAAAAACAAAATTACAACCTTACTATCAAAAAGCATTTACTGAACTTGCGCAAATGTTTGCCAAACAGGGGGAAAACGTTAATCCCTCTAATGGATTCAAACAACTAGCAGACAAAATTACAAGGTCTATAGCATATGATTTGCCAAAAATTGCTGCCTCACAACCAACAAGAAAATCAACTACACGTGGATTTATTACAAAACCTCCAATAGAACCAGCTGCGCAAGCTGGACAAACCGAATTGGATTTAGGAGTACCTCCACAAACTGTACCTGCTCAAGCAAAACCTAAAGTTAAGAAAGATCCAAACACTGGTGAATGGGTATCCACAGATACTGCGACTGCTCAAGCACAACCTGATCAAGCGCAAACTAATAGCAACGCTGTAAAATTTGCTGACGTAGTGTACTATCCAACAGAAAAAGGTTGGATAGCACAAAATAGCGCAGGCGGTGTTAAAAAAGGACAAGTTGCTGATGCTAATACAACACAATTACTTAATAAGGCAAAAGATGCTAAAGAAAGAGGACTTGCTGAATCAATAAGAGATTTATCCAATAAAATTGACCGTATAAGTTTAGTCGAAAGCAAAGGACACTTAGATCATCCTGAAGATTTAGTTTTACTTCATGGTAGTCAAGGCGCACAACAAGCAATTTCGGCTATAGAAAAAACAATTAAACAGCCTAAAAATATAAGCATTAAATGGGACGGTTACCCTGCGCTTATATTCGGTCGTGGTCCTAATGGTAAATTTAGTATCATGGATAAACACATGTTTAATAAAAAAGATGGCAGTGGCCGTAACATTTATAGCCCTCAAGATTTTGTAAAATATGATGCAGCCAGAGGCGTAAATCGCGGTGAATTAGAACGTATAATTAGTGAGATATGGCCTGGTTTAGAAAGAGAAACAAAAGGCACTAAAGGATACTATTGGGGCGACTTATTATTTCATAAACCATTAGCACCAAACAGTGAGGGTTTATACTCATTCAAAGCTAACCCCAATGGCATCACCTATACAGTAGATCCAAGTAGCGATCTCGGTAAACTAATGACTAAGAAAATAGCAGGTGTTGCTGTACATCAATATATTGACCCCTATGCTCAATCCACTGATGAAGCAGTATCATTAAATGGAACTATAGGACAATTACAAAATAATAGTAATGTTGCTATTGTTCCCAGTGCTTTACCAAACATACCAAAACTTAAAATTGATACTAAAGCATTAGCTAATGCTAAAAAAGTATTGTCAAAAAATGCTAGTGTTATTGACAATTTTTTAAATAATGCGCCTCAAGCTAAAAATGCGTTTTCAAACTTGTTTACAGTCTATATTAATAAAAAAATTATATCAAATAATCTTGAAAATTTAGTTAATGATTTTTATAGCTTTATTGAAACACGTAATATGACTACAAGTATGAAAGCTAAAATAACTGATTATTTAAATAAAAATAAAGCAGGCATAAAAGCATTATTTGAAACATGGATTAGCATATACAATCTAAAAATGAGTATTGTACAACAATTAAACTCAGCAGCAAGTTCAAGCCCAGTTCAGGGATATTTAGACAATGGACATCAGACTCAAGAAGGATTCGTCAGTCAGGGGTTAAAATTCATTGACAGATTGGGTTTCAGTCGCCAAAATTTAGCCGGTAGATAGCCAAAACCATTGATTTTTTTGTTTCTTGTATAAATACTATCATGCTACAGTAGGTAGCAACCATATATAGGAATTAAAAAAATGGCACAATTTACACGTACAAATGGTGACTTTCAACCAGTATTACACTTAGACTATCCTGCGTATACAAACAGTGGTGTTAACACAAACACAAATGGCGCAGTTGTTCAACCACAAGGTCCAAAATTAGACTTTTTCAACTTCGTAGTTGCAAACGTACAAGCTAACGGCACAGTAACTCAAACAGTTATTCGTACAGTTGAACAATTAGCAACAGTTATGATTTATCAAGTT